TGCAATTTTGTGATATGCTCGTCGCCGATACTTCTTTACCGCATCGACAGAGAGGTTTCTTTCAAACGCCACTTGGACGCAGCTTTTCCGCCGCACGTCGCACTCAATGATGCACGCCGCCTCGTCCGCTGGCAGCTCAAAAGACAGGATGTACGCCACGGCCCGCTTGGGGGCCATAGAGGATAGCTTTGCTCGGATTGCTCTGTGTGTTCCGTCCATGCCTGATTGCTGGACTTGCAGAGGGGGCTTTCGCCGTCCGTGCTCCTTCCCGTGCCCGATTAGGACACCGTTATTTTGTTGCTCTCTGGATCATCGTCACGGCTTCCTGCCGCGTGATAAGCCCCTGCGGGGCGCTGCCGTCCGTGATGCCCGCAGCCTTTGCCGCCGCCCAGTCAGCCGCCGCCCACGTGGAGACGGTTTTCGTGCGCTGCTGCGCAAGCCATGCGTCCATCATCTTGTTAAATGTTGCCTGATCCATGTACTCCTCCATTTCCGGCGGATACTTGCCCGCCAAGATCATACTGCCCGTGTGTTTGAGGTGGTTGTCCCACTGGAAATGCGGCCGGTCGGGGAACTTTTTCCAGTCGCCGCCCCACGAAAAGCCGACCTGTTTGCCGATCTGCCCGCAGCGGGCAAAGAACGACGGATCGTCGTACTCATGCCCTTTGACGTTTTTGCATATGTCGAACGCCAGCCCCGCCTTGACGCCGTGGAACGTCGGCCTCGTCGCGGTCTTTGCCGCGTAGCCCATGCGCGCAAGATAGCGCTGATACTCGTCATCTCGCACCGTCTCGGTCACAAGCACCGGAAGCCCTGCCTCCTTGCAGAGGTCGAGGAAGATGACGCAGTTTGCGCGCACGTCCGCCCGCAAGTCGGCAATGTCCCTACTGTGATACATCGCCGTCACCCTTGCCGTCCTCGTCCTTGCTTTTGTTGTAGCTGGACGTCGACACGCCGATGAGCGCGCCGATAAACAGCGCCACGGCGCTGATGGTGGTCGTCACCTGCTCGGTGTAGCCCCACCCCCACACACCCGCGAGGGCGGCGTAGAGGCCGGAGCAGGCGGGCAGTACGATGAGCACGAGCCACTTGAGCACATCGTACACCTTGTTATTCAGTTCAAATTTCATTGTTCTTCTCCTTTCGTTTCCGTCCAACGATAATTTCTACCAGTGTCAGAAGCCCGGTAAAGGCTTCGATGATGCCGCCCGTACCCAGCAGGTACGGAAAGAGGTTGTCCCACTGCCACCCCTTGATGCTGTAAAAGATGACCGTGTAGACCACAAAAGCGGCGATGAAAATGCCAACGATAATCAAAATGATGTTCCTCGTTCGCAATTTCGATGCCTTTTTGATAAGGCGTTTCATCCGACCGCCCCACTCAGCAGCCACGCGATAAACGCGCCCGCCAGCGCCGCGAGAGCCTTGTCGACCAGGCTGTCCCACCGCTTCCCCGCCTTGCCCGTGATTGCCTTTACGTCCTCTTTGATCTCCTTGACATCTCCCTCGACGGTCTCCTGCTTGGTCGCCAGCACCTCGACCGACGTTGCCAGCCTGTCAAGCGCCGTTTGGTGCTCCTGTAACTCGTTGATCCTGTGCGTGTTGCTCTTGCACCGGCTTTCAATCAACGCGATCGACGCATCATCGTAGTGCTTTGCATTATCCATATCCCGCTCCCTTTCTGCGGCCTTAGACCGCCGTGAAATAGTTCCCTACCAATTCGTGTGGCAGATACTGCAAGACGATCTTCCCGCCCGCGGCCTCGCCGATACGCTCGCACAGGTACAGCTTAGTGTCCTCAGGGTCTTTATAATAAAGACCATAGGTGTACTCCATGCCACGAGCGGCCGGAATCGGGTCATCCTGCGTGCCCGCGTGGTCGACGTTGATGATCGTCCACATGGCAGGGGTGGAGTGCGGCGGCCAGTTCTCTTGCGTGGTGTGGCCCTGACCTTTGTTGACGCGGTAGACGTGCAGCACGCCGCTTTCGTCCGTATCGCTGCGGCGGTCGCCGGGCTTGACGGTCTCGCCGATGTGATCCGCCCAGCGCGGGGACAGCTCGGGCACAGTCGCCGCCTCGCCGTCGCTCAGGCTGACCGCCGCCTGCTCGATGATGGGCCGCAGCTCCACCGCACGGGCGTATGTGACCGGCGCGCCCGCAAGGGCGGTAACGGTCGCTTTGGCGTTCTCCGTCTCCGTAGGCCTGCCCATCTTGATACTCACCGTGCCGTCGCGGTGGTCCACGATCTCGCCCGCGAGACTGTACGCGCTCATGTCCTCTTCGGTCACGATTTCTTCGGTCTGACCAGTTGGATTGCCGTCATTGTCGAGCTTGTCCTTCGTCTCGCGGAAGACGTTGCTCCACGGCGCGCCCGAGGGCAGCAGCGCCGCCGCCTGCGCGTAGGGCATGGTGAGGTGCACCGTCTGCGTCTCGCGCATGTCCCAGTTTCGGTCTTTATAGTTGTAGATCAGCGTCGCAGGATACTCCTGCCCGCCAACTTTGATAAATTCTGCCATGTTAGCCTCCTTTACACAATGGTATTGGATTCATCCAAATAGTAGGTGGTGTTGATTTCAGGCGTGTCCGCGAACGTGCCTCCCGTATCGGCAAACATATTGTCAAGTGCATACTCAGCTGTTGTTCCAGTTCCGCTTTTTGGGATGCGGTACAACTTGGTATATGTTCCGGACGCCGTGGTAGATAGCTTGATGTTCGTACAGCCTTGGAACATGTAGAAGTAGCAGCCCTCTACCAGCGTAGTTGCAGGCAGCGACGGCGCTGACATAAGGTTCGTACAGCCTTGGAACATGTAGGCGTAGCAGTTGTATGCCAGCGTAGTTGCAGGCAGCGACGGCGCTGACATAAGGCTTTCACAGTCCGTGAACATGTAGGCGTAGCAGCTGTCTGCCAGCGTAGTTGCAGGCAGCGACGGCGCTGACATAAGGTTTTTACAGTCCATGAACATGGAGTCGTAGCAGCCCTCTACCAGCGTAGTTGCAGGCAGCGACGGCGCTGACATAAGGTTCGTACAGCCTTGGAACATGGAGACGTAGCAGTTGTATGTCAGCGTAGTTGCAGGCAGCGACGGCGCTGACATAAGGTTTTTACAGTCCATGAACATATAGGCGTAGCATTTGTCTGCCATTGCGGGGTGATTCCCACTTTTTACGGACGAATAGTCTAATAGGAGATCGATACCCCCGTTGCAGTCGATGTCCGCCCCAACAATGCTCCATTTTGCGCTTTTGTTATCTACCCCGGTTATTTTTCTGTTTCCCGTTCCTCTTAGATAAATGCAATGATTACTCCCGTTTTCTCCGGAAGTAATTTCACTCCCATCCCATGTCTTCCATCCGCTTCCGTTGGTATATTCTAATTTGCCATCCCAATTAAGTGGAGCCGAAATAGAAAATGAATTTGCCGATGAAAATTCTAATGCTGTATCGAGGTCATCCGGCCACGCCGCGCGGTGCCGTCTCATCCTTGGATAGTTTACAATCATATCCTCACCTCACGATACAAAGTTGACTGGCTGGATAGACACGAAAACTTCCACGGCTGCCGTCGGGATCTCGTCGCACTGGAAGGTTAGAGAATCTGCCGCATGGCCGACGCACTGCACATAGCAGGTGTTCCACGCGCTGTCATAGCTTTCGTCAACGGGAGAGCAGATCACCTTCTGCTTTGTGCCGTCGGCGAGAACGCCGGGGACTGCAACGGTCTGCTGCTTGGTGCTGGAGCTCCAGCCTGCTACCGTCAACGTCACCTTGCGCATGGTCTCGGGGGATGCGTAGTCCGTCTCAGGTGTGGCCGCCACCAGCCCGCCGCTACCATTGCCCTTGATGAGAGAGGTGGTGGAGGGAACTGTCGGTACACTCACCGTGACAGCGCCCGTCTTCCCATTGACGGAGGTAACAGGAGCGCTCTGCAAAGCACTGTCTGCCTTGTCGAGAGATTGCTGCACGTCCTCTGCAAGGTCAGTCTTAGCAACTTTGTCCTTGAATGCAAGAGCTTTGAGGTCGCCAAGCCACTTGGCAATCTTACCAAGCAGTACGCTCAACTTCTCGCCGGTTGCGATGTTGACACGAGATGAAGCAGCCGTAAATGCAGCGGTGACGTTAGAACCATCGCCGGTCTTATCCAACTTGTCTGCAAGTGCAGAGTACACGCCGCCCGACTGTACGGGCTTCGTGCTGCCCTGTGTAGGCGTTGCGTCGGTCGTAATGCTTACACCTTTGATAGCCTCGTCGATGTATGCAAAGATATCCTGATGCTTGCCTTGAGGGTCATAAACCGCAGCCAACATATCGCCCGTACCAGCGCCGGAAGCACCTCGACAATAGCCCGCGTCGTAGCTCGTGCCATCCGACAGAGTGACAATCATGTGGTAATCAGTCTGGCGAATGGTGATACCAGTGATAGTAGGAGCGTCAGCGCCGGGATTGCCTTGTGGACCAGTTTCACCTTGAATACCCTGCTTACCCTGTTCACCTTGAATACCCTGTTTACCCTGTTCACCTTGTTCACCCTTTTCCAGCACAAGGTTGAGCACCTGATTCGGGGCTTCGCCGGTAATGGTCGCGCTCGCCACCTTGCCGGACGTGACCGAGCCAATGGTCAGCACGTTTGCGGGGCCTGCTGGGCCTTGCGGGCCGGTCGCGCCCGTCGCTCCAGTCTCGCCTTGAACGCCCTGTTCACCCTGCGGGCCGGTTGCGCCGGTTGCACCTGTCGCGCCGGTATCGCCTTTTTTGCCCTGTGGAATACCGAGCGCCAGCGTACCGGTCGACTTGTCATAAGTTGCCGTCGCCGAGCTTCCAGCGGGCAGCGTTGTCACCGTGACCGATACGACGCTCAGCGTAACAAAGTCCAGCAGCGTTGCGCCTTTGAGTTTCTTCGCTTCGCCACCCTGCTCAAGCACAAAAAGGTCTTCGTTGGCGATCTGTAACGCTTGCGTGAGGTCGGTAATTGCTTTATCAGGCATCCACTACCTCGCTTTCCGCGAGCGCGACTTCATCCTCTGCGGGCGTTTCGGGTTCCGTCGCAAGAGGCGCGTCCGGCTTGTCCAGCTCGGCAAAAGCATTCTCGAGGAGCTGCATTGCCAGCGCCATGCGCTTGGCCTCAGGCCCCTTGACGTAGATGCCGGAAATCATGTTGTATGCGGTGTTGATTTGCTCACGCAGTTTGTTCTTATCCATTGTTGTCACTCCTATCCTGATACGTTCCAACTGCCGGTGTAGACGTATGCATCGTATGCGCTCCAACCGTTGGTGTAAATGTATGGGGTGTATGCTTGATTGTTGATGTATACGGCAGTGCTTGAGCTGTCGCTATACGTTGTGGCTGTGCCCTCGTCGCTGTAATCGGAGGCTGTCCAACCTCCGTTCCAGTAGTAGAGATTGCAGACCCACTCGTATTCCTCGCCGGGGGAAAGTCCTGTGATATAGCCCGAAAACGTGCTCGTTCCGCCGCCCGTCTCGGCGGAATCAAACTCAAACGTCCCGACGCCGATAATGCGAACGTCGATAGAGCGCTTATAGCTGTAATCGTCTGCGCCGCCCGTAAATTTGGCGTAGACTTCGAGCTTCGTGCCGTCTCCGTCCACAGGCGAGAGCGTACAGTAAAATCGTGCCATACGTCACCTCACTGTAAGAGGAAGAACAGCTGCCCGTACTGCGGGTTACTGGGGAGCTTTGAGCCGTACATTTTCGAGCCTACCAGCAGCGGGCCGCCGCCCAAAGATACAACGTCGCTCAGCGTAATAAAAGCGCCGTCATAGGCAGAAAGATAAATCTTGCCGCCAGAATTGAGCTGGATGCCGCCATACGTCGTGTTGATGGCAATTCCGTAGCCGGTCGTCGTGTAGGCAAGTTCGATGGAGCCGATGGCTTGGTTGCTGCTCGCTAACAATTCGACTGTGCGTCCCCTGAGCTTTTCCGCCGTGATGCTCGTCCCGTCGATGTACGTCTCAATAGCGCTGTCGACCTCGCTTGCGCTCAGGCCTGCGTTGTTGTCGACATAGGTTTTCGTTGCGTAGTTCGAGCCGTCCTTGAGGTCGCCGACGCGGATGCTGCCGGTCTGGATTTGGTCAGCCGTCAGCGTGCCGGTAATGTTAGCCGCAGCGACGTATAGATTGTCCGTCTTGATGCTGCTGCCGTTGATCTTGGTCGTGCCGCTCGCGTCCGTCACCGTCAGGCCGTCCAGCGTGGTCTTGACCTCGGTGTACTTGCCATTGATATCCTCGACCTTGAGCATGATTTCCTCGCTGGTTTTGGTAATGAGCGACCGCGCCTTTGCCATGTTGCGCTCGATCTGCCGCTGCGTCGGCGACTTATACGGGTACTCGTCGTCGATCTCGTCCGCGTCCGGCGCGGAAATGTCCGGCGCGAGCATCGGATCAAATGTCACGTCCAGCGCAATGAGCGGCAGATAAAAGCCGTCCACCGTCACCGCGTCGCCCAGCTCCACCGCTGGATCGAGCAGCGCCTCGCTGCCCTCGTAGCCGATGTGCTTGTAACCGCTGACCTTTTTGAGGATTGCCGCCGCCATCGCGTCGGTGCCGTCCGGGTTCAAGGCCGTCAGCGTTCGTCCGGTTTCCGATCCGGACACGCCAACCACATCGCCGTTCTCGTCGAGCAGCTCGACCTTTGTAATAGGCTGCGACGCGATGCCAGGGGAAAACTCCGCCAGCCGCCGCCCTAAATAGGTTTTGTCCATGTTGCCCTCCTTACACGAGGATGCGCACGCCGCCGAAGGTGATCGCGCTGCCGGTCTCCGTGATAAGATAATTTGTCTCTTCCGGCATGGAGTTGAGACCCACCAGCAGCAGTTTTCCATCGTCTGTGATGATCCAGTTGCCCGCGTTGGCGACCGCGATACGCCCCAGCGCCTCGCGCATCGTCATATCACCCTCGTCGTCCACGGGGTACTGCACCGGGAATGCCGCGTCCAATACCGTGCGGCTGTCCACTGCCACGCCCATGCGCGCCGCGATATCCGCAACCGCCGTCGCCGCTGGCATCGGCCATGTCTCTGCGTCATAGCTGCTGTCGAGCCACGTTTCCTCCGCCTTAAGCATTGCATCATACCCGTGCACGCTCAAAACGCCCGTGATCCGGTCAGTCTTTCGCGTGGAGAAGAAAAACACGCCCTTGGGTATCCACTCGCTCACCTGCTCGCCGAGCACCAGCCGCGCAAATACTTCAATTTTTGCCTGCCGTGGAATCGTCCCCTTTGGGTAAAGCTCAACGTCGATTTGCCGCGCCGAACAATTCCCAATGCCAAAGGTGGAATACAGTCCGCCATACACTCGTAAGCTGTTTTTTACGATGTCCGCTTGACTATATTCCACCCCCGCAATGCTTAATTTGGTTTCTACGCGATGATTCCGGTTGGCAAGCAGTGTTAAGTATAAATCACTTACGCTGTGCATTAAATCTCCCTCAACTGTACCGCGCCGCCCTTATAGCGCCGGTTACCATCCACACTGATCAGCGCGAACGCGGCTTCCAAGTCGCTTGTCACGCGCATGGTCTTTACTGCGTCCGCGCCACTATAAGGGTCGGTAAACGCCACGCTCACGGTGTCGCCCTTCAAAGCATTGTAATATGCATTGGATTCGGCTTCCGTCATCGGGAAAAATGATGTCTCCACAATGTATCTGTCCTTCGAGCGGGCCGCATGTTCCGTGTCATCCATTGTTGTGATGACCTTGCTATAGCTCACCTCTCGCCGCACGTTGTAGGTGGACACTTTCTTATGCACATCCAACGCGCCAATTCGTAATGTAATATTCATTTACACCCCCATAGCCCGCTGCATTTGCCGATTGTACTTGCTCACGGATTCGCCGATGATTTTCCCGTCAAGGACAGACTGCACGACAATGGTGATATCGCCGCCCCCATTGCCGATGGAAGATAGCGCGTTGCGCATCTGACCGCCGAAAGACTGTTCCGCGCCGATCTGCGCCGTGCCGAAGTCCAGACCGCCAGTGATGCCGCGCTTAATGCTGTCGTACTCGTTGTCCCAGCCCTCGCCAAGGCCCAGCGCCATATTTTCGCCGATTCCTGCAAATACCCGAGATGGCGAGTGAATACCAAGCTTGCTTTTCACGCCTGAAACAATTCCAGAGAAAAAGCTGCCGACTTTATCCTTGATCCAGCTGCCCATGGCCTTGATTCCTTCCCACAGGCCTTTCACGATTTGCTTACCGACATCCACGATATCGGGGAGCGAGGAAACGAAAGTCTTTACAATGGTCGCCATCATGTCAAGCACCGACCGGACGATCTGCGGCAAGTTCTCAGCAAGCCCGCTGACGATCGCCAATACCATCTTCATGCCCAGCTCAATGACTTGCGGCAGTTTTTCGACGGCATAGCCGACGAATTTTTCAATCATTTCAGGGCCTTTTTCCTGCACCACAACGCCGATGTTTTCGAGGATCCTTTCAACGACCGGCAGGAGGTTTTCCGCAACCGTCACGGTGCTGCCCAAAAGGTTCGTGATGAGCTCCGCCATGTCGGCGTTTTCATCGCCAAGCCCTGTGATAAAGTTGTCATACGCCGCTTTCATCGACGCGATAGAGCCTTGGATCGTCGTGCTGGCTTCCAGTTGCGTCGTACCCGTGATGCCCATCTCCGTTTGCACGGTATGAATCGCGTCAACGATATCCGCGTAGCTGCTGATGGTGTAATTGGTGTAATTCCCCTGCGCAGCGTTTAAAGCGTTCGCGTCGTCCAAGAGACGCTGCATTTCCTCCTTCGTGCCGCCGTAGCCGAGTTTGAGGTTGTCGAGCATGGTATAGTTTTGCTTGGCAAAGCCGGAATAGGCGTTCTGGATAGATTCCATACTGGAACCCATCTTGTTCGCGTTGTCGCTCATGTCGGTAATGGCCAGATTCGCCTTTTCTGCCGCCGCGTCCGTGTCGTTGCCCATAGATTGCAGCAGGGACGCGGAAAACGCCGTCACGGTGGTCATGTACTCGTTTGCGCTCATGCCCGCCGTCTGGTATGCGTTCGCGGCGTACTGCATCACGGTATCGGCAGAGGACTTAAAAAGCGTTTCCACGCCGCCGACCAGCTGCTCATACTCGCCGTAATTTTCTACAGCCTGCTTTGTAATGGCGACCGCAGCCGCGCCCGCCGCCGCAATCGCAGCGCCGCCGACCTTTGCCGCCGTAGCAAGCCCGCCTTTCAGTTTTCCCGCAAGCGTTTCCGCCTTGCTGCTCGTCTCTGAAAAGCCCTTGTCTACGTCTCCGTCGTCGACGCTGATTTTGACAAATAAATCAAGTAGATTCATGCTTCACCACCAATCCGCACCGCGCGACTACATCGGCGGTAATCTCTTCGCACGTTCTGTCGTCCTGCTTTTTCGGCTCAATTATGTCGGCATATCGCGCCTTGATGTAGTTCCCGCCCGCGTATCTCGCCGTGTTTTCCGCCACAATGCGCAGCGCGTCGGTCACATAGATGCGGTATGCGTCATTTCTTGCTTTTTCATTGAGCCGCGCCACACAGTACCGCAGGAACGGCTTTACTTGTTTTTGCCCTCGGTATTCTCCTGCGCAGAGCCAGAGGATTTCCCGCTCTGCGCTGAGATAAAAAGCACGCCAAATGCTTCATCGGACAAAAGCTCCGTCGCGTCCTGCATCAGCTTGATGGGGTTTAATTCGCTCTTGTACTGTTCCTCGCTAACGCCACCAATGGCAGAGAGAATGGCGATAATATCGCCCTTGTGCCCTTTGAACAACGCAGGGAGGGATTTTCTTGCACGCTTGATCAGAAATGCTTTTGCCGTCATGCCCTCGGGCAGCTTCTCACGCTTAAACAGCGCAGAGGCCGCATCGTCCTCGGCAATGTTGGCGATTGGGTCGATGATATCCGCGATGACGTCAAAGACGCGCTCGCCCTGAATGTCGGAAAGTTTCATTTACGCCTCCGCCGTGCCGGCCTTGATGTAAATCTCAAACGGAACCTTGTCCTGCGCTCTCATGGAATAGTGCGCCGTGTACTCAAAGGCAAACTGGCCCTTGCCCTTATCCGCCGTTTGAAGCTGGAAACCGCCGGTGGACAGTGCATTCATCAGGTTGATCGCGATAAAGCCGCCATTTGCGTCTCCGTTCTTGTCGGAGTAATCGCCCACAAGCCAGATATCATCAAAGTCCGCGTCCTTGAGGTCGTTGCGCGGTGTGACCTTGGTCGTGTCGGTCGTCCCGATGTCCGCCGCGCCGCAAAGCTGCTTTGCAATGGCGGTATCGGCATTGACGAACGTGCCGGTCATCTTGGCTTCCCAAGAATCGAGCTTTTTTAGCTCCTTCGTGTTCTTGGGGCAGTTGTCGATATCTTCGCCAAAGTCCGAATAGGTCGGCGTAGCGGTAAAATTGACGCCGCCGGTCGTCGCGCCGATTTGTCCGGCCTCCCCAATGGTGCCGGTCGCAGGCGTGAAGTCGGTCGTCAGAATACCGGCGTTGATCTGCAACTTCTGAAACGCATCAGAAGGAATCTTAGTAAATTTCATGTCGTTGTCCTTTCATCAGTTTTGCGACAGGTACTCAACGGTAAGGTTGAGATACCGCCGCTTGATGTTCTTGTCGCTCTCGTCCGCGACGTTCTGGCACCACGGAGAGCCGCGCTTGATCCACATCGCGCCGCCGTCGTAAAAGACAAACGTACCCCCATATCCGATAGCGTCGGCGATTTCCTGCGCCTTGGCGTTCGGCACCGCCTCGCCCTCGGTGTAATACCAAAGATTGACCGTCAGCGCGATTTCGCCGCTCTCCCATGACCCCGTGATCAGCTCATAGGTCAGCCACGGGAAAACCGCGTCCTCCGGCACATTGGATGTCGGATATGCCGGGAGGAATTGAGAAAACCACGCATGGAGCGCCTTGTCCTTTGTCATTTCGGCAGCTCCTTTCGCTCCGCAGTGAAGAATTTCAGCGCCTTGATGATTGCGCCCGCAGACCTCGGCGCGGCTTTTTCTTCGGGATTAGAGGTCACGCGATAGGTAATCCCCGTTTCCGTATCACGAAAATAGTCGTTGTACTCGATGGGCACGCTCTGATTGACCAGCGCGGAATATACTGACGTAACACCGTCCTTTTCCGCTTTTCGCGCCTCCATCGAGGTGTCAAGCGCCTGATAGTTGAGAAATTCCGCGCCCTCTTCCCATGTGGTGATGTAGCCGCCCGCGCCGTCCGGCGTGCGCTTTTTTTCCATCAGAATGCACTTGTGGGCAAAATCGTCCAGTAAGCTCACGGTTCCACCCCCTTGAGCTTTCGCCAGTCGTTTAACCGACCTCGGAAAGCGTCTTGCCAGCCGTTTAACGTGCCGCCGTCGCTTCCCGCGCTGCGTTTGGTGTAGGAGTAGCCCCCGAAGCTCTCGCTTTGATACGGGCTTGCAACGGCTTCACCGTTTTTCTCCTGCCACGCCTCGATCTCAACTGCAAGATCGATTACGGCTTTCGGAACGGCAAGCGCCCACACAGAGCCGATAAACGTCTCGTCCGTTAAATCGACTGCCGGATATTGATGCAGCCCGTCGTTAAACACAGAGCCGCAGATGCGGAAATATTGATTGGTTTGAAGAAAGGGCAGCGTAATGCTGCCATTCTCCACGGTGAACGTCCCCTCGTGGATTTCCAGAAGGAACCAATTGTTCAAATGCCGTAAGACCTGTTCAAGCATTACGCCGCCCTCCTTATTACTTCTTGAACTTTGCCAGCACGACTTTGGCTTCGTTGGTCAGAGCCGCAACGTAGAACTCGTCAGCGGTGATCTCGGTGGAGCGGTTACGCGGCTTGCGCTCGGTTTCCACGTTGATGCTGCGTTTGCGGTAGATGGTCAGGGCGGGAACATCGTCTTCGGTTTCGCTGTCCTCGTTCAGCTTGACGATGGGGCAAGCGTAGTAAGCAGCAGAAGCAGCCTTGACCTTATCGCCGACAACCAGAGCAACAGCGCAATGGGGCTGAATCGTGGAAAGATGCTTCTTAGTTGCGGTTTCGTTGGTGGCATCGTCAACAATCTCAATGGTGCCGGTGCTGTTATCCTTTTCATACTCGATGGACGGAACCTTACGGCTTGCTACAACACGGGTGTTGGCAATTTTGCCGATCTCACCGGACAGCATTACGCCTGCCTGATACTTGTCGGCGCTGATAAAATCAGCATCCTTTCGCAGGGTCGCCATCTGCTTAGGGTTGATGAACATGACCTTGTCGCTGTTGATCTCCTCGTTGAAAACGTCGATGGCATCCACAATAGCGTTGTAGCCGATGGCTGCCGCGCTGCCGTCATAAATCAGCGTTGCACCCTGCAAGGCATCCATGCAGTCATTGTCGATTTTGGCAGCGATGGACAGCGCCAGCTGCGCGTTGGCTTCGCCCACGGGGTTGCCGTAGCAGGACAGGACAGCCTCATCGGTAAGACCGACGCCCTTCATTGCCTTTTTGATCTTATACTGCTTGTCCTTGGTGCTCATCTTGTCGATGTCAACATCCACACCTTCAGCGACATCCTCAGCGTCGCCGATGTACCCATAGGAAGGCACAGTAATTGTGTCGCCGGGAACGCCGGAAAGGGTATCATCCACCTTTGCGAAAGGTGCTACGCGGATTTTGTCGGGGATTTTAGCGGAAATCATATCAGCCATAACTTCCGGGTCGATCAGGTCTGCGAGTTTAGTCAAAATCGTATCTGCCATAGTTTTTAATCTCCTTTGTTGTCAGTTTTCGTCAGCTCCGAATACTGTTCGGGGCTTTCCTTCTTGAGCTTCAGTCGGTCGGCATAGCCCATTTTCTTAAAGGCTTCTGCCGTGACACCGCTGCCGCCGGTGTTCGCCGGGGGATTGGCGGGATTCGCACCCTTTGTCTGCGTGGTGGAGACAAGCCCTTTGTAGGTGCCGTCTACGAGCGCATCAAGAGACTTGGTGTCCTTGATCTTCTCGCCGTCCAGCTCCAATGCGGCCATTTCCTCGCCGCAGCCGCGCATGGCAAGGTCGAGATTCGCGCCGGTGATGTTTTTGCTTTCAAAGTAAGCCCGCACGGCCTTTTCCTTTGCCGCCTTGCTTTCCTTTGCCGTGATGTCGGTCTTAAAGGCTTCAAAGGCCGAGTGTTCCTTCTCGTACTTCTCCTTATAACCGCCGTCACCTGCCGCCTTGAGGTCGTCCAACTCCTTCTGGACGCCGGGCAGCTTCTCCGCGTCCGCCTTGTACTTCGTGAGATCGTCCTTGAGGGGGTCGACCACGCCCAGATGCAGCGCAACCAAGCGATTTTCGATCTCTTCGGTGCAAGCCTCGCCGAGAATATTTCTGATTTCCGCTCTCGTAAATTTCGCCATGTTATTCGTTCTCCTTTTCTTTGGCCCCAATTCTTCGGGGGCGAACGTTGTATAAAAACCGCTGTGCCTCGCGGGTTTTACCGAAAGAAAAAGAGCCAACCTGTAAGAAATCCTTACAAGTTGGCTCCTATTGCCCTTTCCCGCGCCCTATTGCGCGGAAGTGCTGTATTTGATTGTTTTCTTGACCTCTAAGACGATGTACCCATCGCCTTTTCGTCGTATTTCCGCGTCATTGCCGCGTTTGATGATGGCTTCAATGGCCTTGATGGTCTCGTTATCCATTTTTTAGCTCGTCCTCAAAGATGTTTTTGTATGTCTGCGTATGGTCTGCAAGCGCCGGTTTCAAAAACGGATGCGCCTTGTTACCTCGTGTGTAGTGCCAATTGCCTTTTTCGTCTTGATACACCCACGGCGTAGATCACCCCCCGCCGCCCTCAGCATAAATGCCGGTTCCTAACTCTTGATAAACGCCATATTCAACATCCGTGCCGATAATAACCGACATTTCATCATCATTGACCTGATGCGTGATGCTATTTTTCAGCCTGTTCGTGTCATAAGGCGCAAGGTCTTTTGCATACCCTTCTGCTTCGCTTCCGCAACGCTCTAACGACCGCAGAAGCGCCGCGCGCAGCTCTTTACCGATTTCTCCGCTATGGTCTACAACTTCAATTTCCACGCCGTTTTACCCACTCTTGCCATTCTGCAAAGGTCATTTCGCTTACAATTTCGTACTCGCCATTTGCATTTTTTACGCGCATTTTGCGTGGTTCAGCCTCAATGCCCGCCCTTTCGACCGTGCGCACCGTGCATCGGCAGTTATACACAAGATATCCCGGTGCGCTCATGTCCCCCGGATACATCATGTCATATCCATCGACATTAAAAGGTTTATCCCAATCAACGGTTTGCCCGTCAACCATGCCGTGCGCATGACGCGTGCGGCTATCTTTGGTAGCGACCCAGCGCTTTCGGACGTTGATGCCCATTTTCTTTGCCGCCGCGTAGCTGTCCATGCGTCCGGCGTTCTGCGCTCCGGTCACGGCGGTTCTGGCCGTGCGGATGGCGCTGTCTCGGCTCATGGTGGTAATGCGCGTTTGTAGATCGTCCGCCATGTGCTTGATGCTTTTGCCCTGCAAGATGGAACTTGTGACGCTCTTGGTGATTTGCTTCTTGCCATACGCAAGGTCAATACCGCGTTTTAGCGCCCGCTTCGGTGGATAATACGGCATTAGATTCGGCTGCTCAACGATAAGCCGCTTGACAGTCTGCTCGTCCCACAAATCAAAACCAATATTGCCAGAAATACGCTCGATGGTATACGCAGCATAATTGCGATTCAGACTGTAAATGCCCGGCGTCGCGTCATTGGTATATGCCACAGCAACGGCATTTGCATCAGTCATACGCCGTGCCACCTTATCGCGCAGTGCCTTAAAACGTTCTCCGCGCCCGATCTGATTCAGCCGCCATTGCTTATAATCGGCCTCCGTCCATTCCTTTCCGTTCTGCACGGTGCCGATCAGCGCTTTCATTTCCTCGTCGCGCTTTTTGAATTGCTCAAAATATGCGTCGATGGTCGCCTGCAGCTCTTTCCCCGCTTCGCGGTACAGTTTCGCAATGCGCCGTTCAAGCTTTGCGAGTTCTGTATCTGTCAGCTTGTGGCCGAGGTCACTGGTTGCCATCGTCAATCACCGGCTCAGTCAAATCGATCACCTCTGCCGCCTTGCGCTTTATCATGTCCTCATACTGATCAATATCGCCGTTGATGGTCAGCAGCTTCTTTGTGATGTATTCGTCATCGTAATACGCCGCGCCCAGAAGGATGTTCTGCGTTTCCTCGCTCTTGTTGATGATCTGATTGCGCGTATAACTGGGCTGGTCCTCAATGCCTGCCAGACGCAAAATTTCCGCAATAAACCGCGTGACCTCGGATTCAAACTTATCCGTTTTCAAATCCAGCGGCACATAGCTTGCCTTGATTGCGGTCGCCGTCTGATTGCCAGCCGACACCGCCGCAGCGTCAAAGCACTGGAAATCCTCATACAGCTTTTTCTTGAGCATATCAATGGTGCTGCTCGTCCCCTCGTACGGAGCCTCGATGGTCTTGCTCTCCACCCTCGCGCCGTCATCGCCGTTGGCGTGGGCAACGTGGGTGGTTTTCAAGCGCTCCACAAATTTCGCATCGTCGAGGTCATCCATGCCGTTGCAGTTAGACAGGACCCAATAGATCAAATTGCCCTCATCCACATTGTTGACCATGTTAGAGGACGCAAGATCCAGCGCGTCAATGGTGTTGCGCTTGCCGACGATCTCAGATAGGCACCGCTTGTTATTTTTCAGCGGCACGATGGGGAAACTCGGATAATTGCCGCCGTCGTAAATCTCTGTTTCGCCGACTTCGGCCTTGCGGATAACGAGCTTGTAGCTGCGCTTCTCCTGCATTACTTCCATGCTCTTGTTTTTTGGCTGGAAATACTCGGTGAACCCGTCCAGCTCGTAGAGCGTCGCCCGAAGCGGCTTATCCTGCGCGACCTGCCAAAACCGAATCCCCGCTTTTAATGCGCCGTCCTCTTCATCATAGAGGGGGGCGAACTCAAGCAGGGAAAACACCCGCAAATGCGTCAAATCCCAGAAGCCGAAGGATACGCCTGCGATTTTAGCTTCACGCGCAGCGTCCATGACCTCTTGGTCGAAGTCCGGGCACAGCTTATTCGGTGTTTCTTTTTCCGCAAAAGTAACGCCGTTGCCCAGCAGATAGGAAACTTCCTGATCGACCGCCATGCCAAAGAACCTGCTGGCAAGCTTATGGTTTGCCGTCCACATGTCCGTGTGGCTGCGGCCCTGCATATCGTAGATGATCTTCTCGTAGCGGTTGATGGTCGGATTCAAGCCGTCATAGTACGCCCCCGCATCCACCGCCGTTTTATACGCCGCGCTCTCGCGGTGCTCGTTAATCGCGCTGCGGACAAACTCAATGCGTGCCTGCTCGTTGTCACCGACCGCCACAAGGTCATTATATGTTTTGATAGCCGCTCACCGTCCTATCTGTTCCAAATGGGGGTATAATCGCTCCTGCCCTTTTGCCCGGGCATTCGCCATATCGATTCTGTCGCATAACGGCAAGCATCGATATGATGATTATTCGCGTCAGGATAACCGCTGATGATATCACCCTCGCGGTTCCTCTCGTACTCGTAGGCAACAAACTCTTCTGCCGTCTTTGGGCATCTTGCTTTATCAATTACAATGCTTGACAGCCCTTGTAACCACTGCATAGATCGTTCAATGCTTCCTGGGCCTTTTCTTGCGCTGATGCAGCGTAAGCCGAATTTTTGATAGTCAGCGACACTCTTAGGCTCTGCGCCGTCTGCTGTGATGAGATCATCGCGTGTCAGGCCATAGTCAAACAGCATATCAGCAGTCTCTTTGTTTCTCTTTTTGTTTGCGGTCATTTCCGCGAAAATATATAGCGTGCGCCTTGCAGCATCATAATAGCAACGGTTGAATGCCCACGGGTCAGGGAAATATCCCCAGTCAACACCGTTATAAATTCGGTCAAACTGCGAAATTTCCTCGTCGGTGATTTCCCGCAGCTCCAAATTCTCGAATACATTGCCGCCCGTGCCGACCGGAATACCGAGGTATTCATGCTGATATGCACGCTCATCTGTCTCTTTAAGGTGCTCCGCCTCATCGATAAACTGCTGCCCCAGCCATTCAGGCGGCGCTTGCAGATATGTTGACTTGTGGCACAGGCGGTCAGCGCGTTCTTCCAAGCTGTCCTTATTTGCCCAGTTGTCGCGCGAAATCGGCGGATTATAGCTTTCAAAATTCCAGAACACCGAGCCGCCGCGCATGGTCGACTGCAAAATGTTTCGGATTTCCGCACGTCCGGCGAACTGGTCTTTTTCCTCAAAGTGCGTCACGGCAATATAACCAAACGGCACTTTAATAGACTTAATCTTCATTGGGTCATCCGCACCACGGAACATGATCTTCTGCCCTGTTGGCTTATAGATCAGCTCCATCGGGGAAACTTTGGCTTCCCAATACGCCGCCATGCCCAGCTCCCCGATTGCCCAGATATACTGGGCATAAACACTATCGCGGATTGTGTTTGCCACCTTGCGCAGCACAAGCGCGTGCGTCCCAGGATTCCCAACCAGCAGAAGCGGAACGATAATTGATACCGTGGACGATTTCAACGATCCGCGCCCACCGCTAAAATCATAATGCGTGTGCCCATGATGGAAAATATCATGCGCAATGCCATAAAACGCAGGGCCGATTTTCTCGGACAGGAAAATATCAGACATCGATAAACACCTTAACGACGGAATCGGTGTTGGAGTTGTCTTGCTTGTCAAACACGCCTGTATGCTTTGCAAGCATTTCAAGTGCCTTTAACTTGTTCGCATATTTCAGGTCGCTTTCTGTGCAATCAGATGCAGGCTTGTCTGCAATTTCTTTGAGCTTTTCAATCACATAATCCTGCGTTACTTCCGTCCGTTTCTGTCTTTCCGCTTTTGCTTTTTGGATAGCAGCCGAAACGTTACTATTCGTAACCAGCTGCCGACCTTTCTCGGCATTCTTATACCCTGCTCTTGCGGCCGCCTGAGTGGCATTTAAATCCACAAGATATTCTTGCACAAATCGCTCTTGCTTTGCTGTTAATGCCACTCATCACCACCTCACACATCGATTTTGCTACCAGCCCCCACCCCTTGGCCTTACATAGCAGACTTTACCCGCCCCGAGGGGCTACAACGCCGCACTCAAGGCAGCGGCCATCCTCTTTTGGTGCAGACGGCAGGACTTGAACCTGCGACATTTTCATTATGTGCGAAACGCTCTTGCTTACTGAGCTACGTCTGCATATCGCGGGGGCGGTGTGAAAAGATGAAAAGCACCGCGCCCCGCTATGGCGCAGGAGGTGGACGCCATAAATGAGAGAACCGCAAAGGCTTTTACACCTCTGCGGCTCAATTCTCCCATGATTTCAATGCTCTGACTCACTTATAAGTGAGTTTTGCAAAATATTTTTATAAACTTTTTGGATAGTCCGATCTGCCAAGAAGGTAATCAATCGACACGCCGAAATAGTCGGCAATGCTTATCAGCGCGTCCATTGACGGTTTCTGCGTCCCCATCTCGTAGCGTTTGATCGTGTTGCGGTTCAGCCCGCACAGCTCAGATAACACGCATCGTTTTAACTGGTGCCGTTCGCGCAATCTCCGCAGCCGATCAGGAAACGTGCTCATCGCATCACCTCAATCATCTCCCGCGCTGTTGATCAGCCTGTCAAGATAGAATCTCGCCTTTCGCAAATCTTCCTTGCCGTTTTTCAGCGGCCAGCGCCACATGTACTTGAGCACCTGTCCCGTCAGCCATGCTTGCATCGGGTCTTTTTGGCACGTCAATGCGGACGCGATGGCGTCGATACACTCGATCCCTCCCGCCGTGTAATGCGCGGGGTGATTTACATTGTCATGCTCGATGCACGGACTATTGACAGGTGCGCCCCCTCTCGGCGGTGTACTCCATTTAAACGGATCATTACTCATGGCGCGCCGCCTCCCGTTTGAACCACGCCCACAGGTTTTTCCACGGGTGGGCTTCTGCGTAATTGGCGCGCTCTCGAGCATCCAAAATGTCATCATGCAATGCTTGCGCGCTTCCCTGCCATTCGAAAATTTCTTTCGTTTGCTGGTCTTTTTCAACCTGCATGGTAGCAATGCACGCATTCGCCCGCCCAAGTGCCGCCTCGGTGTCAGCGATCTTGTTTCGCAGCACATCCGCGTCCGCTTTCAGGTTCGCGATCACGTTCTCGCGGGTGATGGCTTCGCCGTTCATTTGGTCAAGCTTCTCGGTCAGCACGGCGTTCGAATGCATCTTTGCCATCAGATCGTTTCGCAGCGCAATCGTTTTTGCCGTTTGAGATTTCAGTTGTTCGGCCAGCTCTGCATTTTCTTTTTTCTGCGATTTGAGCCTTTCGGCGGCGTCCTCCACCATCTTCGCCATCTGGTCTTTGGTGTACTTCTTGATGTGGATGCTCATAGCTTATCTCCTTTCATTCTTAGCTGTTCTTCTTTCCCCCGGTCGCTCGTGATGCTCACGACCTTGCAGTCGCCGTATCGCTCGATGTCCATGGCGATACGCTCCTTGATGCCCTGCGCATCAGCGGCGGGGACGTTGGCTTTAATCGTGATCGTCAGCATATACATTCCCTTTCACATGCTCTTTCCACCACAGATATTCTTTGCGCTCTCGTCGATATTCAAAAATCAGGCTTTCCGCCTTGCAGATATCGCGGAATCTGTTGCTTGCTGCAATCCATGCAGTCTCAACCAGCCACCATAAAAAGCATAACGCTGCAAGAATCGCTGCAATTCCGCCAATCGCTATAAAGAACATTCCAACGCCTTCAACAAAAGATTCCATTCGTTACACCTCCCTCCGCTCGCCATCGCTGCAAAAACCGTCCGCCCAGACTCCATCAGAACGGTTCATACACCATAAGACGTCTTCGGCATATCCACTTTCCAGTCTGTCTTTCCGATTCAGCTCCCGATGGTTTCGGCAGTCCTTGCACCGAGTAACGACCACAGCATCGACGGTTGGAAGAACATACTTGATTATGTGATGTGCTTCTGTAAATCCCTCGGCAAGACTATCAAGCTGAGTTTCACCGTTGTGTATCAATTCTTTCGTTTTCTCGTATTCTTTGCCAAACAGTCTCAATGCTTCATCAGCGTCAATCAGCCTCATCGCTGTCACCTCCGTCCATTTTCGCCCCGCAATCCTCGCAGTATTTTTTGGTAGGCTTGTCCCAACTACCCTCAGTGGTAATGACAAAGCCACACGCAGGGCAACACCACTCATCCCCGCCAAAATGCGCCCAGCGGGTATGTACCACCGGCGCAACGTCAGCGGATGGGGCATCAGCAATCAGCGCAACGACCCTGCAATTTTCACAAACACCAGTGTATTTAAGCCCACACATATCATCGCATATATCTGTCAACAGCGCTTCCCGCTCAATGCATTCATCCATTTTCCGCCCTCCTATTCCATGCTTCGATTGCTTTTGCTTTGCTGGGCAGCCCAGATACTTTCATCTTCTTTGTGTGGAGGCCATCACCAGCCCTATATCTCCCACAACCGGCAGCCCACCCAAAATCTGCTCTATCGTAGGTATCGTACATATGGATAACGGTTGCAACTCCACCGCACTCAGGGCAGCGTTTCAATTCAGCCATTGTCCATCGCCTCCACATAGCACCAGCTCTGCGGCGGGTGCTTGATGTCACCGCTCAATTTTTTGCAGCCTGTGCATTCCCATGTGTATTCTGCATGGCAAGAATCGCACGGGTCAGTTGCACGCCGAAGCTCGCTCAACTCGCGCGGCACGTCGTAGATGCGCAGATCGGTAATGTGCCAGCCGTAGCCGTCGCCCCACGCGAGGTAGTCATTCAGCATTTTGGACGTCAAGCAGGCTGCATTGAGCAGCCCGCCGACGGGCGATGTGCGCATAGTGGCGGCGTCGCAAATGCAAGTCTCCACCAAACCCGGAATGCCCGTGTACCCAACGCGCGTGATCCAGTCGATCCGGTCGCAGATAAACTCGCCGATGACCTTGCCCTTGCGGTCCGCCCACTTGCCGCGGTTCCACTTGGCAACATCACGTCCAAGATCAACGCGGAAAAACTCGTTACAGCCTTGCAGCGTGCAGTAGATATAGCACTTAAACGGCGTGTCCATCTTCGGGCGCGTCTTGCGCACTTCTATCGTCTTCGTGCCGCTCGCGATCTTCTCGCACCACTTCGGGCGGATGCTGATTAAAGCTGCTTTGCTCATAGCTCCTCACTCGTCCTTTCGAATCGGATTTTCATTTGTGCAGGGCAAAGATCCACTTCTGGTCGGCGAGACCCTGTCCAGCGGAGCCCGCCGGCCTGACCTACGCATTTCCACCCCGCCGCCTTGAGGCTCACGCCGCTTTCGCTTTCGAGAATGTAGGTCACAAGCCGCTTGTAGCCCATCGCCCGAGCTGCGCGCCACGCAGCGGCGTACAGCATCGAGCAGACATTCCGCGTCCCATCCGTGCAAAGACGATTGACCTCGAGCGTCCATCCGTCGTCAAGGTGACGCGCGACAGGCCTTCCGACGATGGCGACGCCAACGATTTTCTCACCGTCAGAGCAACCGATTGAAAACTTGTGTCCTACGACCGGCTTGTGGTGTCGGTGATACTGCTCGACATAGGCGTTCGCCTCTTTTAGCGTCATCGGACATATCTCAAGCATGTGTCCTCTCCTTTGGCTCGCCGTAACTGCAAAAATCGTCCGGTGCAATCTCCATATCGTTGACGTCGCAGATGAGAAAGCCGTTAGCGTTAACCGTCGCATTAACAAGATACTTACAGTCCTTGCACCGCACCACCGGCACAACGTCAGCGGCGGGAGCATCTTCAATTTCAAACTCATCCGAGAGCCACTTAAACACGTACTCAAGGCAATATGAGCTGAACCCAACGTGATAATCTTGATCTACCGGGTCAAAATACAAAATGTTGAAATACGGCCTGTCAGGCGTCCCGGAAACAAAAATTTTTGCAAAGCTGGTCTTTATTTTGTCCTTGAGGGTGCAAACATCTGCACTCTGCATTTCTTTTTCAACCATTGTTAGACCCCCTTTGGTTTATCCAGTGGCAAGCAAGCGCACTCGCAGTATTTGACGTACTGATCGAGTGGAACAAGTACGGTGTCATATTTTTTGTATTTCTTGCAAAACCCGATACACATCTGCACCGGTTCATCCACCTTGCATACATCGCCAGCACCATAACCGCTTTCCTGCCACTCTTCGAGTGAGTAGACTTCTGCGTTGTTAGGATATTGTGTATAACCGCCAAACGACCGCTTCTCTTCGCCTTTTGTTCTGCTTCCCCACAGCCAGCACGGCATACCGAACTTCCAACCGTATATCGTATGCTTGATACTGACCGCAACAAGGTTTCTTTCACCCATTGTCTGCCCTCCTGTTCCATGCCTCGATTGCTTTTGCTTTGCTGGGCAACCCAGATACTTTCATCTTCTTTGTGTGGAGGCCATCACCAGCCCTATATCTCCCACAACCGGCAGTCCACCCAAAATCTGCTCTATCGTAGGTATCGTACATATGGATAACGGTTGCAACTCCACCGCACTCAGGGCAGCGTTTCAATTCAGTCATCCTTCATCGCCTCCAATGCTTTCTCCGCCTCCTCGTGGGTCAGGAATGTCCCGATGTATTTGTGCATCCCCATTTTGCCAATAAGCTTTACCGCTTCGGTCACGGTGTTTATTTTGAGCGTTGCAATCACAGGGTTATCGGGATTTCCCACAAATAACCGATACACCGTATCGCCCACCTTGCACGGCAGCACCACCAGACGCCCGTCCTTGTCGGCCTCGGCCAGCTCGCGCAGGCGGGTATAGCTGCAAAGGCTTTCCAAATCAGCAAGGCGCATGAGCTTCAACGCGATCTCGTCTGCCTTGTCCTTCGGTAGAACTTCCTCCGGCGCACACTCTCTGTCCTCGTAGGCGGCGAGGCGATCCTTGAGGCGATTGCGGCAGTACAGCGCGGTGCAGTCAACCATCGGCTTACCATGCTTACCCGTCCAATCCGCTTTGCACTTCTCGCAGTCCATCATTGCCTGTCCATCGGTGTCGCGCTTCGTCAGTCGTTCCATTACTCCACCTCCTGCATCCAGAACTCGCGGCGGCAATCACTGCACTTTTTCAACGAATGGCATTCTGCTAAGCATGAAATGTGAAAGTCAAACCTTTTTGGGCAAAAAGTCAACACCCCATCATCCGCAGGGCGCGCATTCGGCCACTGCTCCAGAAACACACTCTGCCGCGTTTTGCGTGGATGTGCGGCAGCCCATTCCTCGACGATTTTGACGGCTCTTTCGGGGTTTTCAAACATCCACCGGCAGCATTCGTCCACAGGCTTTGCTTCATCCACGCGGCATCCTTCGCAATCCGGTGAAAACGAATTACACATCCTGTTTTGCTCCTCGATAAACTTTACAGCATCCATCACATTTCCCTCCATCTGCACCCGTCACAGGCGCCCTCGTGTGCGTGTTTGTACTTCCCGCAGTATTGGCATAGTTCGTTTTTCATGGCGTGCAATTCTTCTTTAAGCCGCAAAACCTTGTCTGTTTTCGACACAGCCATGTCAAGCAATTCCTTGATGTCTCCCGGCGTCAGCCCCGTGTCCTCGTAGGCGGCGAGGCGGCTCTACGCCGCTTCTTCCCACTTGCAATTCATGGCGCAGTTTCCGCCAACTTCGAGTCGTTCGGGGCCGAGGAATGGTGTCCTTCAGGCTGGCGTTGGCTTTCATCAGTGCCTCGATGTGCCGCTGCTGGTTCTCGATCAGGTCAGCGGCAGCATCCAACACTCGTTCTTGGCAACGCTGCTCATCATTGTGCATTGTGCAACCATGACACTCTCCCTCGGCACAGCACCGCAGCACGGTCACGATCTCATCTCTCGTCATGTCATTCCTCCTTATCCCAGCTCGCACGTCATCATGCCACCTTCGCAAATGTCCACGATGTGTTCGCACAATTCTTTGGGGATAATAGATCGTTCCATACTTCCTTTTAACCCCTGCGTACCCGTCTTCGCCCCTCGCGGCGCGGCTACATGGCACGGGTCGCCATTGTGACACGGCGGCTTAAATCCGGGGTCTGGGTGATTCGTCCAAATGTCGGTCGGCTTCATTCGGCTATCGCCGTATTGGCAATATGTAACTGTGTATCTGGGCAAACCCTGCATCCACGTCATTTTCCGCATGCCCCCCCTCGGATTCTCGATAAACCAATATGTGGGAGATAATGCCAAGATCAGACGCAAAACGTGCTGATCGACCGCATCGCAAAACTTAGCGTACTTACTGACAGGGTCTAAATTGCCCGTCTCAGGATTTTTGCGTCGATGATGCGATATCGCGGCAATGGAAAATGTCGCACAGTCCGGGCTTGCCCAGATGACATCAGGGTGGCCAAAGCGCTCTAAAATGTCCTGCGCCGTGACGGTCATGATATCTGCATACCAATCAATATGGTCGAAGCCCTTATCCCACTCGATGGAATACACCTCGTGCCCGCGCCGCTCGAACGCCTTTCCGATGCTTCGCGTCCCCGCGAAAAGCTCTAAAACCTTCATCTTCTCCCCTCGCATTCTCCGAACAGCTCCCGGAACGTCATGCCCGTCAAATCTTCCAGCGCGAGCAGCAACCGCACCGTTGTATCGCGGTCGCCGCGAGCCCACGCCGACACCGTAAACTGCGACGTGCCGAGGGATTGCGCTAGTTCGGCCTGGTTGTAGTTCATCTTTTCCAACGCATCCTTGAGCACCGGATATACGCAACGCTCAAACGGGGTCTTCGACATGATAACCTTGCTCATGCGCGCACCTCCCCGAAATATTCCTTGTATTCTCGGTTGCTCCAACGTGTCCAAACGCCAACATACCAAGACTTTCCGGCATGGTTCTTCTGTGCTTTTGCAACTGCGTGTGATACCGTGGAAAGCGACGTGCCGCATAGACGGGCTAACTCGCTTGGCGAATCCGCCACGCACACAGGAATCCCGGCGTGATCCCAATCGAGTTTCATGTAAATGCGTCTTGAGATCATTCCGCCCCTCCTGCCTCGCCAAGCAACGTCCCGACGGTCACGCCCAATGCTTTGGCGATATACCAGTACGTCAGCATGGAACTCATGCAGCGCCCCTCTCTGATGCTTTGCACGCTGGTATGTCCGAGTCCCGCCTTTTCTGCGAGCTTTCGAATGCTAATGCCGCGCAGCATAGACCATCTCTTGACGTTCTTGCCGATCTCTTCCGGTGACAACATGTCGTTTTTCGGCGTCGGCGATTCTGCCAAAATGTCACTCACCGGAACGCCAACGGCCTCGCTGTATTTGTACAGCGTCCCCATCAACGGGTAATTTTTACCGCTTTCCAGCCGTCCAATGGACGAGCAGTCACAGTCCATCAACTCCGCCATGCGGTATTGGCTGATATTTTTGATTTTACGAATATTTCTGAGCCGTTCTCCCAGCTCCTTTGAAGTCAACATCTTTTCTTGCTCCCTCATTTCGTTCGTTGATAGCGCCTCGTCTTAAACTGCCGCGCGCCCCAATAGGCACCGCGCTCCTGCGTTTGTCGCGCGTCCTCTTCCTTCGCCTCGTTGTACTTGGCGATATCCGCCTGATAGTACGGGCAATCGCCGTGACAGCCTACGTGCCGCGTCGGCGGCTTGCAGAAGTGGCAATGCTCAAAGCTCATGATCAACCTCCACGCTTCTGATTGTCACCGCCGTAAACGGTTCCCCTGCCGTGTAAATTTTTCGCCCGTAAACGCTGAACACGGCAGAATCGTCCTTGTAAGCGTAACCGTTAAGCGCGTCCAAAACCGCCTTAATGATGTTATCGATATCGCCGCGCTTAAGGTACGGCGCCAAATGTAGCTTTTGCCTTTTGCTTTTTGCCGTGCCGGATGGGATGGGATAATAAGCGTTGACCATGACGTCAAGCGCTTCGCCGTTCTTAAACGGATTTTCCCCGCACTCGAGCCATGCCGCGCGAACTGCGGTCTCAAACCCCTGCGTGCTTTTCGGCGTGTATGTCCCATACCGCGTAACACGCGGTCTGCCCTTCGGCACAGGTTTTCCGTCCACGGTAAACGAAACTACTCTCTCCATGCGTCAACCTCCCATTTCGGCAGCAGCCGCCTCCCACGTCAGCCCGTGTTCCCTCGCATAACGTGACACGCTCGGCATGAATGCTTCCTGCTCGGCGAGCTGCTCAATGTATGGCTTCATCCACGCGACAGAAACGTGCGGAGATGTCGTCCCGCGGATTTTCGCCAGCACTTGGCCGACTTTCGGGGGGAATCCCCTCGTATCCTCGGCAATCAGCGCATTTACTGCGTCCCTTGCCGCAGCAGGGTCTTCACTGCCCAGCATGTCCGACCAGAGGGAAACCAGCTCTTCGGCTTCTGTGCGGGGCATCTTGGCATAGGCCTGCGGATAAGCCTGTTTTAATCGCCCCAAAAGGCTAATTACGTCAGCTCTTTCCACGGTTCTTTTCCTCCTCCAACATCTCGGCGAATACATCGCCTCCGACAAACGGCTTATTCTGCGACGCTTTGCCGCCCTTGTCCTGCTCTCTGGCAAGCCAAGCGGTGATGAAATGTTTAATCCCTCCGCGTGTCTTTCGCTTGGTAGGGTTCGCGTCGCACCATCCCGCCATGTTTCTGAGCTGTTGCAGAACGTCAACGTTCGGATAGAGCTGCGACCATTTGGCCCTGTCGTTCTCCGACACGTCATAGAACGTTCCGTCATTCAGCGGCAAAGAAATCACCGGCGGCGCGTCAGCCGCTTGCGGCGCAGCGCATAATATGTACTATTCTTTACTAT